GTGCTTCCTGTGGAGGTAAGAAAGTGAGAAAACTTAAATATAATCTGTTTGAGGTGGTGGAGTAATGCCAGTTAAGACTAAGATTGCAGAGCAAATCATGTCTGAGATTGACGATTACCTACAAAAGAAAGATGACCTAGACATGATTATGAATCTCTCCCATAACAAAAAAGAGAGAGAACAGTTATCTGTAGATAAAGTTGAAAATTCTGAAGGTTACATGACATTGTTATCAGAAGGCTCTGTGCTTTATCAAGATGACACAATTCGGTTGTATATCTGTAAAGGTACACTTAAAAAATGGTATGACAGCATTGATGGTTCTTTTGAGGGTTATGTTTCTACAGGTCATAGAGACTTGAACTCATACCCTGTTAGAGAAGGATACTTTAGAAAGTCAGACCTTAAGCTAGTAGAGGATTCCAATGGAAGATATGACCTACTAGTTAAACCACATGTAAACCTTGAGCTTAGTAATGTAAAAGACCTTATCATTCAAGATGAGCCTTTTGCTATTTCATCTGAGTTCTTGTGGTATTCTAAAGAAATTGAAGATAGTGACATTGAAGAATATGCTAAATTAGTGGTCTATAATGTTGAACATGGTGGTGGTATTGATGTACCTATAACAGATACCATTGAGATTACTGGATTCTCCTTTGTGGGTAATCCTGGTAATGCAAAGAGTGGAGGCTATGAACCTTCATTACTAGTAAGAAATGAGGAAGAATACTTGAACAGAAAAGAAGTTCTAGATAAGGTTCTTGCACATCTTTCTACACAAGCTGAGGAAGTTGTAGAAGCTCCTGAAGCTGAAGTTGTTGAGTCTACTACAGAAGAAGTAGTGGAAGAAGTAGCTGTAGAAACTGAAGAAGTAGTTGAACCTACTGAAGAAGTTACAGAAGAGGAAGTAGTAGAAGAAGATGCTTTGACTAAAGCTATTGAAGCTATTGAAGCCCTCACTGCTGAAAAAGAGCAACTTTTGGAAGAAAATGCAGAACTGAAAAATAAACTTTCAGCTAAAGAAGCTGAAGAGCAGAAAATTGATGAAAAGTTCCAAAAACTAAGCGCTTTGCTTGAGAAGGCTAATCCTTCTGTGGAACAAACACAAGTAAAACAAGAAGAAGTTAAAGCGAACCGTTTCGGTAGAGTTCGTTTTGGAGGATAATATAGTGGCTGAAACTAATTTTGATATTCTTTTGGGTGAAGCTATTGATAACTTGTATGAGCGTACTAAAGCTCAACTTGCTAACAAAGCAAACCTTACTAATGAAGACGGTAAAATTCCGTTCGGTATCTCTCGTGACTGGTCTAAAGCAGTTCCTTCACTCCGTGAAGTTGGTATGGGAGATGAACTTGTAAATGACATCCTTAAACGTTTTGAGCAATCAAGCTTTGGTGCTTTGAGACAAGCTAAAAATGGTGACTGGATTATGGAAGGTATTACATGGGGAACTAAAGCTCCTGACTTTGCCAACGATACTTCAGATGCCTGCTGTTTCACTGAGAAATTCACTATGCAAGCTACAGGTGATGCTACACCAGTACGTTACCTATGTTTCAAGGACTGTGAAACTCGTCTTGACCGTTTGATGAAAGATAAAATGCACTTTAAACAAGGTGACCTTATCAACATCTTCCAACGTTTGGGTATGTCTTATGAAGAAGCTGAGCAATTCATGGCATGGTACACATTCGCCTTTATCGTTCAACGTCATATCGTTCAAGGTATGTTGAACTTCCAAGGTCAAGGGCTTCGTCCTTTCGCAGGTGTGGCTGAAATGATGTCTCACCCAGGTGTAACTCCTATTGATGCTTCAGGTTCAGTTATCGGAGCTTTCCGTCAAGTAGCTTGCTATCTTGATGTATTGGATAACCAATCAGCACGTTACAAGATTTATGTTCACCCATTGACTCTTCGTGGAATCAAGGCTGAAATCGTACCAGGTAAAGATGGTAAACTTCCTCAAGGTTGGGCTGTAAATGGTGAAACAATCACATTCAAAGGAATTCCTTTCGGTGTGTCTTACCACTTGCCATTTGACCTTGAAGAAACAATGACTGGTGAGGCTTATGTAATTGACCTTGCTAGAGTAGAAGCATTGACACAATATGACTTGTTCATTCCTCAATCAGCTATCTACACTCAACGTACAGAAGACACATCTAAACCAGGATGTGAAGTAATCTGTGACAAGTATGAAAACTTCGGTTTGGTACACACTAACTCACACATTTCACACTTGCTTGTGGCAAACATTCCACTTGAGCAATCATGTCCTGCTGTAGTATTTGAACGTATTCAAGGTCTTCTTACAGGTCTTAACCCATTCCCTATGGCAACAATTCCTGCTAAATAAGGAGAAACACTATGCAACCTGAATTGGAGTTGATTAGAATAACTGAGAAACTTCAAGAGCGTTGTGGATGTTTTGACTGTGATGATGGAGCAACTATGCAAAAGTACATGGAGAGCTTTCTCCGTGTACTTGCTAGGTTGTTTTGTTGGACTGACAGTGAGTGTGACACTATTCTAAGAGCACAAAGACATGAAGTGATTCCAATTACACAATTTGAGATGTGTGGTTGTGATGCTATGGTTGAGATTAAACCCTATTACTACAAAGGCTTTGACCCTACTACTTTAAAAGTGTATTTACACAAAAGAAAAGGTCTAGAGCGTGAAGAGTATGAGCTTGATACAACTAAATGGAATTGGTCTTTTGTGGATGGTACAATTCTAATCAACGTTACAGATGAGCTTAGCCCATGTTGTAGATGTTGTGACCCTTGCTCTTGTGAGGCAGAGTATAAAATCATTCTTGACTATGAAGCAGGATATACTTCAAAGACACTACCTGATTGTGTTTATGACTCTATGTGTCATTTCTTGAATATATTCATTGCTAGTCAGAATAACTGTGGTACTCTAGATGAATGTGCTAATATGGATAGACTAGCAGTAGGAGCAGTTCTTAAACAAAAATCTGTCGATTATATTGTTAGAGAATGGACTATTGACTCAGGAAGCATTGATAGGTTTTACGTGAAACTTATTAACACATGGTCTATCAAGACACTCAGTTCATTATCATTGTGTAAATCTAGTTACACAGACAATATGTATTTAGCTATTGGGAGGAGAAAATGCTAGTAAAATTCAAAGGAGAGCGTAAACGTGAATCACGTTCTTACGGTTGCTCTAAGTGTGGTACTGGTCGTTCTATCAATGGTGTTGAAACTTATTCCACTGTGTACCGTACATACTATGAAGGTAGACTATATGTTTTCATGAAAGACAAAGTTTACCCTGTAGACGACATTCTTGGAGGTTACCTAATTAACCTTAAGTACACAGATAATGAAGGTAATATCCAAAACACTTTTGAAGAAGTGATTGATAACACTACATCTACTTATGTTCCAGACAATAAGGATAAAGAGTTTGAGCTTGAGACTAAAGAGGAAACTCCTAAAGTTGAAGAAACTCCTAAACCTACAGAACCAAAGGTTGAGGAAGCTCCTAAGCCTGTAGAACCTAAAGTAGAAGAGCCTGCAGTAAATAACGCTGTCATAAATGAAGGTGTGCCTGAAGCAGAACTGTAAAGGTAGGTGATATAATGAGCTTACCTTGGAATAACAGAGAAATTCTTGTACTTAGGCAAGGAACTGCTGTACCGACTTATGATGAAAACAGCAGACAAATAATGAAATGTTTGTGGGAAGAAGTAGAACACCTTAAATGTGTAGACCACATGCCTACATCAAGAGGTTCTGAAAGTGATGCTACAACTACTCATGGTCTTGAAGGTTCAAGACAATTAGAGACTTTCTACTTCTCATTACATAATCAATCTCACGCTTGTGATTTTGATATTAAGCATGGTTACTACATCATGCAAAGAATATCTACAAGATGTAATAGGTTTGCTTGTCCTGAAGATGCAGGATACCTATTTTGGAAAGTTGTAGCTTGTAGAACTTATGAAATTTTACCAGGTTGTTGGGATATTAAGATGACTGGTGAAAGGCTCATTCCTCGTGAGTCTGAACAGCTTATCCTTGAGTGTGCTCCTTATGTTAAGCAATTACAGGGGGTGATTACTCGTGACCACGACTGATATTCATAACTGGAAGGGTATTGAGTTCTCAAAAGAATTTGTTGACTTTACCGTTACAGGTATGCTAGAGGCTAAAGCAACTGGTTCTGTTCAAACAGGACGGATGGTTAGGTCTATCAAGATGAAGAAAATAGCAGATGGTTTTACTGTGTATAGTGATAGGTCAGATTTTCCTCCTACAAGAAGAGGAAAAGACCGTTACTACACACATGTTTACCATGATAGAGGTTATCCTAGATATCCTGCATTTCCATTCATTTTCATAGCATTTGATACTGTAGGTGAAAGTGACCAACTTGTAAACTCTACAAGTGGATTCTTTGGGATTTATAAGGCTCTAAGACCTTCAGGAAGAAGAGGAGCTGGAACTGCTAGATATAACTCTAGTGATACAGCTAGTGCTAGGGAATACTTAGTTTCACAAGGGAGAAAAAATCAAGTTAAAATACCAAGGAGAGTAGCTAGATGATTAGTGCTGTATATATAAACATTAAGAAATGGCTACAGATGTATGGTTCAGGAGTCTTAGACTACTTTATTCAACCTGATAACCCTGATGAGCTAGACCCTAGAAAAAGGTATAACAACTTTGATGAACAGTTCAATAAGCATGTAGGAACATCAGAACACTTCCAACTAAACCAGGGAGTAGAGTTTCCTTTCCTTGCTATTGATATTGCTTGTGACAACAGCTCAAAATGCTTTTCTAAACTTTATGTAAACTTTTCTGTGTATTATTCACCTGTAACTCCTCCTACTGGAAGAGTATGTATTGAGAATACACCTGAAGGTAAGCTAGAGTATAGAGAAGAAGTGCATTGTCAAATCAAGAATATGCTTGTGCATCAAGTACAAACACCTAGAGGCATCCAAAGAAAAACATTCGCTCAAGATGTAGCATCATTAGATGGATGGTACTTACCTATTAGGGTTAAAGTAACTGATATAGGTTGTCCTGAAGACTTCTCTAATGAGCTTGTAGATGAAGTTGAGATGTTCTCATTCCCTGCTACACTATCAATATTCACTTGTATGTAAAGGAGTCATTATGGCTGTAGAACAACCATTAAACCTCAATGCGTTTTTCATGTCTCGTAATGAGATTGCTAATCGTCATGGAGGAAAGCTAGAGCTTCAAGCTGTATCTCGTGTTCGTGAACACATGGTAGAGGAAGGCTCAAAGAAAAAACCAGTTAACACCCCATCAGAAGATGGAAATAAACAAAATGCAAACCAAGGCAAAAAGGAGAAATAAATGTCTAATTGTTTTGTAGATATGTCACATCCTATGTATGGTTACAACACACAAGACAAGGATTCTAAAATCATTGTGTCAATCACAGAAGAAATCAGACCTTGTGTACGTTGGAAAGCAAGCAAACAGATTGCTATTCCTTCAGGAAGCCTAGTACAATATGTACGTAAAGATGTTCCTGAAGACCAACTTAACTGTAACCCTATCAAATGTTTGAACACAGGTACACTTTATGTAAACCCTGCTGAGAAGAAAGCTTCTGCTAAGTACCAAGTACGTGCTGATGCTGATGACTTCGCTCTAGGATTTAACATGCTTTACCTTAAATTACCTAAAGCAGGTAAATATGAGTTTAAAGCTATTGTGTCAGACTTCAAAGATGTAGCACAAGAAAATTCTTATGTATATACTTATGAGTTTAACACTTCTGCTCCAGGTTTTGTACTTCGTACTGTAGACCTTGCAGATTCTAAAGTTATGACTCAAACAGGTACAGGTTGGAAACCTTCTGACCACGGTATTGTGGTTACTTATGAAGTAACTTACAAAGGAGAAGATGAGCTTACAGGTCACATTGGATTCTCTTCTATCTCTGTTGTGAATGACCGTTCAGAGCTTCGTAAGTTCTCTAACGTGTTGTTGTCATGTTTGACATCATTCACTCATAATGTATCTGTGCCTGCTACTGATGCTCGTTGCTTCGGTAGACAGTATGACAAATCTCAAGTGGAAATCACTAAAGAGATTACAGCTACTACTACATCATGTAATGACTACTGGTTGAATCCACTTCAATCTATGTCTAAGAAAATGACTAGTGGTATCCCTGTTACAGATAGCTTCATGATTGAAGAAGTTACTATCTCAGGTAAACGTTATGGTTCACTTTTGATTCCTGACCTTTACTATGAAGACTGTAACACAATCACAATCTCATCAGACAAATGTGCTTGCACTTACTTGTCAAACATTCCATTGTCTACAGGAGTAGAACTTGAAGATGATGAGTTCATTGCTTTGACACAAGAGCATCATGGTTATGAAAGAGGAACAGTTCTTGTAAATCCAATGTACATTGGTGAGAAGCTTCTTGTAACCTACAATGGTGAGCGTGATGTTGAGTTGATTGTTGCTAATGACAAGAGACTTAAAAATACACACTTCAGAGTTACTCAAATGGTTGAGAACACTAGAGGTCTTAAAGAATACTATGTATTCAACAACGTATTGATTACTGAAAATTCTCGTGAGTTCTCTACTGAGGGAGAAATTACATTATCACTTTCATTCACTGTATCTCGTGATGAAAATGGTAACTTCTATGAAATCCGTAGAAACATTGAGGATGTAGCGTAACCGTAGGAGAAAAGTATGGCAGTCAGAACCATTAAGGTTGATATTACAGGTTTAAAGGAAATTGAAAAAGCCCAGAAGTCTGTGTCAGCTCTTAGGGATTCTGTGTTAGACTTTGAGAAGAAACTAGGAAAGATGGGTGGCAAGAATACTTCGCCACTCTCTTTTAATGTTAAGCTCATGTTTAATACGGATAAAGCCCTTAAAGATTATCTAGCTCTTAAGAAGCAGATTGAGGGAATCCCTATTAAAATCAACACTACAAAAGGAACAGCTCAAAGTGGTACTGTGCAAGAAGCTACCACTAATGGAAGAAGAGAAAGAACATTCTCTGCTGATTATATCAAGGTAAAAGACCAAGATTATCAGTCATGGAGAAATCTCCACAAAGCTATCCAAGATGTATCTAGTTCTACCTTTAGTTTATCATCTCAGATGCTAAGATTAGGGGCTATTAACCCTGCTAAAGGTCTTTTAAGTGTGTTCACTAAAGTAAATAGCACTATACTAGGAATCCAAGGAAACCTTATGGGTCTAGTTGGTAACAAGATTACAGGTGCTATTGGTACTGCTGTGCAATCTACTCTAGGTGCTGTGAGAAGTGGTATTGGCCAGCTTAAGGATGAAGCCAATAACCTAGGTGATGCTATGCAGGTTTACCGTATCAACATGCAAGCTCTTGGTTTTGATGAGAAATCAGTCAATAAATCAATCAAGCGTTTGGGTGATTATGGTAAATCAACTGTGTTTGATGCAACTGACTTGCTTGAACAGGCTTCTACCTATACTGCCTATGGAAGAAAAGATGCAGAGCAGATTGTAAAAGGTTACGCAGGACTTTTAGCACAGACTAAAAACCCTATTGAGGGTATGAAAACTGTAACAGAGCAAACCTCTCAGATGCTTGCCGCAGGTGTGCTTAACCAACAAGACTACAAGTTTATCCGACAAAGACTATCTGCCCTAGGAGCTTCTAGACTTAATGCTGAGTTACAAAAACTTGCTGAGTCTAAAGGTGCTGATTCAATCATTTCTGCAACTAAGAAAAGGCTTATTTCAGCAGATGAATTCCTTGATGTAGTCAATAAGTTAGGTAATGAAGATACCTTCCAAAACCTTGTAAACTCAATCATTACACCTAGACAAGCTATTGCCAACTTAAAAGAAACATTATCAAACTTACTTGTGTTTGATGATATTGATGAAGAGGGTAATGCTAAGCCAGGAGCACTTAACCAAGTATATGTAGCAACTCGTGACTTTATCAAAGGTATCACAGAGATTGTAGGTACTGAGAAGTTTAAAGAGTATGTAACTAGACTAGGTAATGCCATTGGTGGAACAATCCAACAAGTAAATCAGTTTGGTTCTGCTTGGAAGTTAGCCTTTAGTAAACAGTTCACAGAAGGAATTGAGCATTTTGCTAAAGCCTTCAATGAAGGTGTGAAAGGTCTAGATGTAGGTGCACAGTTCTTTAATGTCACTAAGTCATTCCTAGGAGTGCTTAACAATACAGGAAGACAGTTTGGTACTTTTGTAAGAGATATTGTGAAGAGTGGAGCAGAGCTTGTAGAAAGTCTTGCTAAGTTAGCCTCTCAAGCAATTACAGGAGGAGCTTTAAGAGTCCTATCAGGTATAGTTGATATTTACAACAATATTGCTAAACTAGCTGTGAACTCAGAAGCTATTCGTATTGTATCATCCTTATTCCTACAAGTTACTGATACCATAAATACTGTTGTTAAGTCTATTAACCCTTCTAATGTAACAGCAATCCTTACAGCTCTGAAAAGCTTTGTAGGTAGTGTTACATCCACTGTAGCTAAGATTGCAACTAAGACTAATATCTTTAATGAATTAACGAACGTTGTTAAAGGTGTCTTAGAGGCTCTCTCAGACATTGTTTTACAAATCGGTACATTTAGACCATCACAAGTAAATAGTGTGCTACAGAGCTTGAGAAAGGCTATTTTGGGTATTGTAAACAGCCTTAACCCTTTAATTGTTGAATTAGGTAGAGGAGCACTCAATGTCCTAAGCTCAGCAAGTGGTCAAAACTTCTTTAGTGCCTTACAAGGATTTGTTAAATCTGTTGTTGAGATGATTAGGTCTATCCTAATTTCTATTGGAGGTTCTGTAGAAGGTGGACTTAAATCTATCCTTAACTTCTTCACCCTAATAGTGAACACAGCTTCATCTATTGCTAAAGTCTTTGGAGGAATAGGTAAATACCTCATTGCAGGAGCATTAGTTACTAAGTTCCTAACATGGGCTACGAGCATTATCTACACGTTATCTACTGTGGCAACAGCTATGAATACTGTGAGTGGTGGTAGAGTAAATCCTTTAGGTCTTGCAGGAGCTTTTGGTACTGATACACTGATGAGACAAGGTGTTACTTCTAGAGGATTAAATACTTCTGTAGCATATTCAGGTATGTCTAGAGTTGCTAGAAATGCCTCTGCCAATAGTCCTTATGGTCTGTCTAGAGTAGCTAGAAATGAAGCTAAAGTAGGTGGTTATGCTAAAGGTCTAGGTTTACTAGGAGGACAAATTGCTATTGACTCTATAAATGGAGCAGTACAGAACTCTGATTTAGATCAAGGTTGGAAAGATGCAGGTAATGTCCTTTCAAGTACAGCTTCATGGGCTTCTACAGGAGCTTTGATAGGTAGTGTTGTTCCTGGACTAGGTACTGGTCTTGGAGCAGGTATTGGAGCTTTGGTAGGTCTTGGAGCAGGGTTGTTTGGTGTGTTCAATGACACTAAAGAACGTGAGAAGCTAAAGTCTGAAGCTGAAAAACAAGCTGTAGAGGAAGCTAGAAAGCTTAATGCAGAGCAACTTCAACAAAATATGGAAGCTGTGAAACAACTTGCTAATGAGACTGCTCAAATAAGAAACTCATTCTACTCAACACTAAGCAAAGACTCATCCATAACGGATAAGATACACAATGCAAACTCTCTTATTGAGGCAACAAAGAACTCAAATGAAGGAAGTATTGACCGTGCTCTTAAAGAGTTAAATATCCAAACAGCTTCAGTACCTCAGAATGTAGAAAAAACATTCATTAAGATAGGAGACCAAGTTAAAAGTTGGTCTGAACTCAAACAGGAAACTGGTATTGAGGATAATGAAAGATTGCTACAAACACTTCAGCTTGTGAAATCAGCTTTAGGTGAAAAGGTAGTTGAGTTCTTCGATAGTGAAGGTAACAAGATAGCTGAAGACATTAGGTCTATTACTCCTGAAGAGTCTAACAGACAGAGTGTAAACCTTGATACTTATAAAGCTCAACTAGATAAGATTAAGTTATCTGTGAAGGAAGGTACAGAGCTTATCTTTAAGGATATAACAACTATTTCAACAGAATTAGATGGTATCCTTAAGAGTAGAAACTATGCTAACAAGGAAGAGCAAGCTAAGGCTATTAGAGAAGCTTTGGATAAGGTTGGTATTGATACATCTAAGTTTGTAGAACTTAGTGTAACAGACCAAATCAATAAGGCTTCTGAGCTTGTTAAGCAAGGTAACCTTCTAGGTGGTACTAGAGAACAACAGACTGTAGCCCTTGCTGAGGCACTTAAGAATAGGCTAGGAGAGGTTTCTGTACAATTCCAAGAAACACTTACAAAAGGCTTGTGGGATGACTTAAGTAGACTATCTAATTTAATTGACACAAGTGAAGAACTTTCAAAAATGTCAAACTCAGAAGAGAAACAGAAGAAAGTTCAAGCATACATCCAAAGTATAACCAAGTTGCTTAAAGATGGAGAGCTTAAAGTTGAAGAAGCACAAGCCTTATTTGATAAGGCAGGTATTCAGAATATTAGTGCTGAAAATCTTAAGAATGGAGTAACTGCATATAAGTTAGGTATAACCTATGGTCTTGATGCAGGTAAGAACAAATTCCTTGAAGGGGCAGGTATTGTTAAAGATGCTAACATCCCAGGAATATCTACATTAGGTATTACAAATGGTATTACAGGATTGAAGTTAGCTGTAAAAGACTCCATCAGTAGTGCTATTGCTAAACTTGATGAAGCTATTGCTCAAGCTAAGGCTTCTAAGGATTGGGATGAGGTAAATGCTCTAGCTAATGAAAGACGAATTACTGAGTATGCAAAGAATAGAAGGAATTTCCAAACAGGAGGACTTATTCCTGAGTATCATTCACAAGGACTACCAGTAGGATTTAAGTCTAGAGGTACTGATACTGTGCCTGCAATGCTTACTCCTGGTGAGTATGTTCTACGTAAAAAGGCTGTTGATAGCCTAGGTACTAATTTCCTAACTAACCTTAACAAGTTTGGTGTAAATGCCTTGCAAAGTGTTGGTAAATCTACTATAATTAACAATGTATATAACACAAATAATGCCAAAATCAGCCAAAATATTGATAATAAATCTCAATATCTAAATGGTATGTTTGGTGTGGATAAATTGATGAGGTATGTTTAATGACTAGATGTGATGAAAACTTCACAAAGCCTAAACGATACATCCAATTTAATGACCTAGTGTTCCTCGGTAGAAAATCTATTGATGAACAGACAGAGAGCATTAGTTTGCGTGAGAATAAAACCTCACGCACTTTTGCTAATGGGTCTTATGTTGGTAATGTGTCTAATAAATCACTGATTGATAGCAACACTATCTCACTTAAAATTGCCTTAAGGACTAATACATGGTCTGAGGAGCATATTCAATCTCACTATGACTTTATCATGGAACAACTATTAACTCCTGGTAAGCTATGGGCTATTAACACAGGATTACAGCTTGTTTGGTGTAATGCTTATGTAACTAGCATCCAACCAAGTAAGGAATGGGTTATCACAGATGAAGATTATCTTGTGTTTAGAGTTGAATTTGATAACCCTGATGGTGTATGGTATAAGGCTGATGAGGCTAAGACATATCTAGAGCCATTTGAAAACTGTGACTTCTTAGACATGAAGGCTAGTTGTGTAGCTAAGTCAAGACATTGCTGTAATGGTCTACCTAACTGTAATAACATCTGTGAATGTTGTGAGGATGACTGTCCTGACCTAGATGGTATGATTGACTTCTGCTCTGCTCAGACAAATCTTGACTTTATCAACGACTTCTTTAATGAGTGTAACTCTAGTTGGAGAATTGTCTATAACTGCTCTAAGGGTAAATCATGTAAGAGTCTTAAGGACTTCTACAAACACACTGTATGTGATAACTGTGTCAATGAGGTTATGAATGGTAACTTTATCTCAGATACAGTAGTAGATAGTCACAAATGGAGTTTTGCTCTAGATGGTGAATTTAAAGACCCTATTGTAAGAATTAACAATATTGACTTCAAGATTAGTGGTGAATATAAAGGAGTTCTTACAGCTAACTACAAAGGTGAGATTAGATATGCTAAGTCATGGGAATGTCTTGAGTTTAGCTACAAAGAAGTATCACTATCTGTGCTTACAGTATGTGCAGAGTTACCTTATATAAAGAAAGGTGTTAATACTGTGTCAGTTAGTGGTATTACTAGTGAAAATGCTTGCTTATATATTGATTATGAAAGTGTGACTGTGTGATAGGATATATTGAGAACTCCGTAAGTTCAGGACTAGGCTCTGCTATTATAGCTAGAGAAGACTTCTTAGGTGATATTGGTGTAGAGTTTTCCCTTATGGAAGTTCCCTCTATCCAATTAACATTACCAATCAGATATTCTAAGATGATGAATGGTAATACACATATTGTCATTAAGACAGAAGACTGGACTTATAGAGGCTATGTCGGAAACAAGAAAAACAACTACAAGGATATGACAGTATCAGTTGATACATCTCATGTTATAGGGAGATTAGGTAAAAGAACCCTTCCTACAAACGTTACTGTAAAGGCTAGGTCTGTTGTATCTGCTGTGGAACAAGCTTTAGGGTATTGGAAAGGTGAGACTCACAAGGATGACCTTCTGAATGACTTTAAGGTTGAATACTTAGATGACTATGCAGAAAAGAACTTGATTGAGTATGAGTTCTCTAATGAGTCATTCCTTGAGTTCCTTACCAAAGTGTGTGAAAAGACTACAGCTCTTTATTGGAGAGTTAGTAAGTATGACCCTTACCTTATTCAGTTCGGTATCTTTGGTAAGAAGAAGGACATTCTTATCAATGAGTATAACTACTTAGTCTCTTTAGATGATGTTGAGGAGAACTATGAAGACACAGTAAACATTGCTGTGGCTATGTCAGATAAGTCTGATAGTGGAGCTAGTTCATTGACTTTAAGGGATATTTTCTATAACCCTAAGTTTATGCTTAAAGGATTCCCTGTTATCAAGACAGGAAACAAGGTAAACTCACAGCGTTATTACGATTATCCACAGCTTCCAGTATTCGCTCCTGAGATTATTGGTGATGAGTTTGCTGTATTGGATGAAGAAGGAATTGCTCTAGAGGCAGGAGAACTTTATTGGGGGACTGTTACAGACAATGACACCCAATCCATTGCAGAAGATAATAGAGAGATTACTGATTCTGATAGACTTAAGGCTACAGAACAGCTTTATAGAACAGCTATCAGAAGACTTATTAACTCACGTAGAAAAGTTACCTATGACATTACTGTAGAGCCTCTTAAGCCTAGAGCTATAGATGTAGGGGATAGAGTAATGTTTACCCTAAATGCAGGTGTTTGGGAACTTACAGCATGTACTAAATACTATGAAAAAGTGTTGAAAACAAGTGATTGGTTCTTTGTGACACACATTTCTGATTTGTATTCTGTAGGAGATGCACATACCCAAAAGCTAAAACTATCTAAATACTTGTATAGTGATAGAGATATTACTGTAAACCAATAGGAGGTCTTATGTCAAACAATTACATAAAACTAGTAAACTCTGTGGCTAGAACAAAGGCTAGAGTAATTCAGCAGTCTAAACAGCGTAGAGGAGGGGTAACTGACCTTTATGCCTTAGACTATGTATCAACCTTTTCCACTTCAAAGTCTTGTGCTCCTTATGAAGATGATGATGTAGATGAAAAAGAGTCAAAGGATGTACAAGGAAGAATTAAGCAGTTTGTAAAAGCTATCAAGAAAGAAATCCCTGATGCTAAAGTTGAAGGTGTATCTGCTATTATTGGTTACTTTGGTATTGAGAGTAATGTCACAGCTAAACGATATGAAACAGACTACCTAACTAACTATGTGTTTGATAAGATGAAGGACGAACCTACAGCAGAAAATCTTGTAGGTAGTTGGGATGCTTTTCAAACAATGTACCCTAACCAAGAGCTTTATGAACCAGGATATAATGTAGATGGTAAGCACTGGATTGGTGTAGGACTAGGACAATGGACTGGGCCAAGATGTAAAGCTCTAGTTGACTTTGCTCACAAGGACGGTAGAAGAAACATCTTCACCTTTGGTACACAGTTTAAGTTCATGCTTTCAGAGGAAGGACTTAATAATGTTGTAAAAGAGGTTGCTTCTAGTAGTAATGACATTTCAGACCTTACAGCACGATTCCTGAAGGATTGGGGAGGAGTTCCTGGTAACAAGCTACAAGAACGTATTGACTTTGCTAACAAGCATAAAGACTTCATTAAATCTGTCTTAGATGGTTCTGATACCTCTAAGGAAGAAGATAAGAAAAACCCTGAAGATGTTGTACCTATTAACAAGGATAAAAAATCAGCATCATTCCGTGTGTTAGTACCTTCAGACCTTGATAGATTCCAAAGATGGTTCTTGAAATTCATTGTTGAGCAAAATAAGGATGAGTGTAAAGGTGGAAAGGTAAATCCTTTAACAGATGTACACTTAGTTGTATCAGCTAAGAATGAACGTACTGGTGATACATCAGAAATTGAGCTTACTGAGATTTTCAGAAGACAATGGGGATGTAACTGGATTGGTGATGATTCTAGTGGAGAAGGTATTTTCCCTAACAATAAACCTCTAGAAGGTTATGACCTAATGTATTCTGCTTGGTATCTTAACAATGCACAAAGGGATGCCTTATTTAGCGCAGGAGAGAAAATATTTACTGTGTATGCTTTAGGAGAAGCTAAGATTACCCTTAGAAACTTCCTTAAGTATAGTCATATAAACTAGGAGGAACTATGAGCCTATATGGTACACATAAAAATGTGGTATTCAGAAAGAACCATAGAGAAGTAAAACAGTTTAAGCTAGAACAACACTTACTTAAACATCCAACTGATTATCAGTCTGTGATTGCTAATGAGAAGCTCAAGAGTGAGATTTTCTACTTAGAGTACAGACTTAAAGAGATTACTAAGGAGATGGAGCTAGATGGTGAAGCGTATTAGAAAAGACCTAGTTCAGCGTATGGAAAACAGAATTATGGCTGAACACATTGTGGAAGAATTTGTTAGACAGCTCATTCATACTAATGACAGAGGAGGAGCTAAAGAATTTCTAGACACAGAGGACTTCTATCTACAGTTAGAGGAAAAAGAGGTTTATTGCTTTAGAAAATCCAATATTATAAGGCTAGATGGTGAAGAGTTTTTCTATGATTTTACCTATCTAACTAATTTGTGTTTGGGTTTACTAGAGGATAAATTTTAGGTATAATTATTATGACAAATGCTTATAAAATAGCTCAACAATATGTTGGTCAATGTATTGACTTTGATGGATATTGGGGCTATCAGTGTGTAGACTTAGTTGAGATGGTTGCAAGCCACTATGGATTCTTCATGGCTGGTGAAGGTGCTAAAGACTTAGGTGTTGCTAGTGATATTTCATCTTATGCAGATGTTATCCCTTACTCAAGTGGTATGGAACTTAGAGTTGGTGACATTATAACCTCTTTAGAGACTAGTGGATATGGAGCTATCTATGGTCACGTAGTTGTATATGGTGGTGGAGACATCTCAAATGCACTACTAATTGAGCAAAACTTCCGTGAACAATGTACTGTGGAACATAGAAGAGCCTTAACTGGTTATGGCAATACATTGATAAATGTTATCCGTATCAAAGGTCAAGACAACTATGAGCCTACTAGTTCTGATGGAGCTTTAATTGGTAATGCTAAAGAGACAGAAAAGACCATTGCTAGAGACTTCTTTGAGATTACTTGTGATAAGGTAGAGGGAGTTAAATCCCCTGGTGATTCTACAGTAATTGAGACCTTCTATAAATGTAATAAGGTATCAGGTAAGATAAATGGTGAATGGCTCATCTATGACAAATATGATGGCTCTGTAGCCTATATCCCTGTATCTTGTGTGAAGAAGCTAGATGACTATTCTACCACTAAGAAGGAAGAGAAGAAGAAATATGACAAGCCTAATGGGTATGATTGGTTCACAGATAAGACTAGTGATGGTCTAGACCAATCAGGTACTCAAAAGATTTACTCATTAGCTCAGTTTATCTCTTTAGGTAGAATAAAGGAAGCTAATTATGAGTGGACTTACTCAGGAGGAGAGTCCTTCCCTAGTAATGTAAATGTACCAGGAAAAGGCTATAACGCTTATGGGTTCTTGTCAGATGGAGATGGTAATTTAATTATGTCAGCACCAAGTTCCTTTGGTGATGTCATTGGTAAGGTCTACAATACCCCCTTTGGGTTTAAAGGTAAAGTGTACACAACAAATGAGAAGACATCCTTTGATGTCTATGTGAGGTAAAAATGGTATATACATTAGACAAAGCAGACCAAAGATGTGATGTTACTTATGTTGATTGGTCTAAAAAGTATTCACCAATCCCTAAAGCAACTTGTGAGATGATTCAACCTAAGTGCTCTAGTGGTGGAGGTGGTGGTTCTTATGATGATTCAGTAGAACTTAAGTGTGAAGACCTTAAGAAGCTTATTCATGGTGAGAATAAGCCTAAAGAAGAGGAAAAACCGAAGGAAGATAAACCTACTACAGATGAGGTTACTCCTAAAGAGAATGAACCTGCTCCTTCACCTAAAGTAGATGAAAACCCTACAGAACCTACTCCTGAACCACCTGTAGTAGATACACCTAGAGAGGATACACCTACAGAAGGTAATGCTTCTGGCCATTTAGGTGATACACCTACTGGAGATACCCCAGAGGTAAATCTTCTAGAGCTAATGCCTAGAGTAGAGGATAAGTTCTCTAAGGTTTATTTCAATTGGAATGGTGTAACATCTGTGACAGACAATAGTCCTGATGAAAAAGTAGCTTTTGAAAATGAAATAATCACAACTCTTAAGAGCAAGTTACCTGATGGGGCAGTAGTAGAAGCTGTACTGAGTGAGCCTTTCTTCAAAGAAGGAAGTGAGTTTGTTGCAGATAAGACTAACTATACTCTCCATGTTAGAGTTACTCTTAAAGGGAAAGTCTATGAGCAAGAGTATAATGTACCTAATGAAGCTTTTTCAGTTCCTGTTGATAGCATCTAGGAGGATATATGGAAAGACTAATACTTAAAATTGTAGAAAATCAAACAGTGATATCAGCTATTACACTAGTGATTACAACAGCTTGTGGTCTAGGTGTGGCTTACCTTAATGCAAAAAGAGACCAACTGATTGAGTTAAGCAAGGGAGCTAAACGCTCAAGCATACGTTCAGAATACCTTCAAATCTATAATTCACATGACTTTACTGTGGGGGAAAAATGGGAAATGACTAGACCTCTTATGGATGAATACTTTAGTAACCTTCAGGGTAACCACTACATTCATGGATTAGATGAGAAGCTAGAAAAACTATATGAAAAGGAGAAACAACGTGGTAAACGTAGAAACGCATAAGATTAGATGGAATACTCCACAAGTAGGGTATGAGCCATATCGACAAGTTCATGCACATTCTACAGGGAATAAAAATTCTACTGTGGATAATGAAGCAGACTACCATTTAAGAAGACCTATTGAATCAGGATTCTTCACACACGTTGTGGGTAATGGTAGAGTATTACAAACAGCCCGAACAAACCGAGGAAGTTATGATGTTGGTGGAGGATGGAACGCAGAGGCTTATGCTTCTGTTGAGTTGATTGAAAGTCACCAAACGGAAGAAGAGTTCCTTGTGGACTATAAATTGTATGTTGAGCTTCTACGTGAACTTGCAGTAGAGGGTGGTATTCCAGTAACATTAGATACTGATGATTTAGCAGGTATTAAAACCCATTACTACTGTACTTATCATCAACCAAATAATAATTCAGACCATGTTGACCCTTATCCTTACTTAGAAAGTTGGGGTATCTCTAAAGCTCAATTCAAGAGAGATATTGAGAATGGTATTGGGGCTACTGAGGGATGGAAAAAGAACTCTACTGGATGGTGGTATCAATATGCTGATGGTTCTTACCCTAAGAACAGATTTGCTAAGATTAAAGATGTGTGGTACTACTTTGATGGAAGTGGTTACACATACTCTAACAAGTGGATTAAACATTCAGATGGATTCTGGTACTATCTAGCTGAAGACGGTGCTATGGTGAAAGATGGATGGAAGAAAATCAATAACAAGTGGTATTACTTCCTTAAAGAAGGAGCTATGAAAACTGGATGGCTTAAAGACAAGGAAAAATGGTACTACTTAGATGCTGATAAAGGTGACATGAAGACAGATTACATGGTCAAAGGTGTTAATGGTTGGTACTACCTTGATAAAGATGGTGTAATGGTAACTGATAAGACATTCACTGTGTCTGCTGATGGAGTAATTGTTACTGAAGTAAAGGAGACTAAATGACAAAGGTAAAGATTGAGCTTGATTGCTTGAAAGACCTATTGAAACGTGAGCCTATTGTTAAGGTTGTAGAAGCACTTCCTGATAAAGAAACTGCTGACCTTAACTATATCTATGTTGTTCCCAAAGAAGGAGAAGGCAAAGATACTAAGGCTTATGTATTAAGACCTGACAGAAGTGGTTATGATGCTATTGACCTTACTCCTCAAGTTGTTAGTGTTCTTGGTGAAGGTTATATCACTGTGGAAAAGGAAACACTCAATGAAAATGGTGATGTAACTTTCACAGTAAAAACCAATGAGACTTTAAAAAGCTTACTAGACTCATTAGGTACTAAGAATGAAGAGCAGGATGGTAAACTTACTAATCTTACTGATAGAGTTGTAGCTCTAGAAGGTAAGGAAGATAAGGACACTGTGTATGATGATACAGCCTTAGCTAACCGTGTGACTGCTCTAGAAGAGAAACCTGATAAAGATACTATCTATGATGACACAGAAGTTAAACAAGGTATCAAAGCTAATGAAAGTGCAATTCAAGGAGTTGAGAATGATTTAACTGCTCTCAGAACGCACACAGACTCTCGTCTTACAGCTTTAGAGGAAAAGGAAGACAAAGATACTATCTATGATGATAGTGAGCTTAGAGGCAAGATTACAGCCTTAGAGGAAAGACCACAAGGGTCAAGCTATGATGATACAGAACTAAAAGGTAGAGTCAAAGCCCTTGAGGATAAACCTGAGCCTACTCCTTACAATGACAAGCCTCTTTCAGATAGAGTAACAGCCCTTGAAGGCAAGACTGACAACTTTGTGTCTAATGTTGGTGTATCTAGAGAAGGTAACACAGTAAAACTAACTTACACTATGGTCAATGGTGACAATAAGGAAGTAGAATTTACCGATAATGATACTGTTTCTATGGCTTATGATGACAGTGCCCTTAGAGGAAGAGTTGAAGCCTTAGAAAACAAACAAGACAAAGATACTGTGTATGATGACTCAGAGCTTAAAGAAGAGGTACATGACCTAGGAAGCTCTGTGGCTAGTGCTTTAAGTGATATTGCTACAATTAAGGTTAATAATGAAGCTAGACTTTCTGCTCTTGAAACTAAAGAGGACAAAGACAAGCAAACACTTTCACTTGAAGGTAATACCCTAAGCATCTCAAATGGTAACTCTGTGGAGCTTCCTACACCTACTATTCCTACAGTTAAACCTACTGTGGTTACAACTGATTCAGAAGGGGTTAAAGTAACTCATTCTGAGACAGAAGATGCTAACACTTACAATGTAAATATCAATGGTGCTTTAGCTAACTACTATGATAAGTCTAAAACTTACACAAAGAATGAAGTTGATAACCTTATTGTTAAGCAAGAAGAAAAAGCAACTGATATTACTGTGTACAGAGGTACTTTCACTAACAGAGAGCTTGTTCAAGAAGGTACTTTTGATACAGATAGGTCACCTAGAATAACTCTTACTTACTCTAGTAGTACAGGTGTGGGTATCTTAAAAGTAGACTTTAAGATTCTTAAAGCTGTTGGTCAAGGCGCTGTGATTGCACAATTACCAAAAGGTTCACCTAAACCTGCTGAGCTTATTGAGGCTCAAGTATGGGTAGGAGATACTTATACATCCATTTGGATGGATAAAGGAGCTGATACAGTAAGAATGTATGCTACAAGTGATGCCAATATCTTTAACAAACGTGTCATCATAAACATCCCTGGTATCTTTAAGAAATAATGAGGTAACATAATGAAATTGAACAATGAAGTATATGACATCCTAAAATTCATTGTTACAACAGCACTCCCTGCATTTACAACATTTGCAGGGGTTGTTGGTGTTCAATTAGGATATGACATGACAACACCTGTTGTTATTTTAACTGCTTTAGATACTTTCCTAGGAGCACTTATTGGTCTTTCAAGTATCTCTTACAAAAAAGAAAATGAGTAACTAACATGGCAGATAACTGTTTGAGCAAAAACTGTGAATGTGAGAAAGTTGAGCCAAGACCAGAGAACTGTGCCAAGTTACTAGAATTAAATGACCTGAAGATTAGACCTGCCATGAGGAAAATTTCAACCTCTGACTGGTGTAATCTTCCAGAGGCAATTAGACAAGCTTTCTATGGGGTATGGTGTGTAATCAAGAACATTGTAGGTTTCTTGTGCTATATCATTAGAAAGCTTGAATGCCTTGAGCAAAAAGTAGATGCCATGTGTGCTGTAGCTAAATGCCAAAATGAGGCTCTTATGGCTGTGGTAGAGAAAGCTAAAAATGATATGCTTAAGAATGTTACATTTACAATGCGCTCAAAAGGTTCATCAGTAGAAATTCATGGTGCAACTACCTACACAGACATTAAGACTTCCAATGATGGCTCATTTGAGCTTAAATGGAATATGGTGTGGAGTGGTACAGAACGTGGTACTGGTGTAGTAAAAGGAAAAATTGTACAAATCAATACACTAAATGAAGATAGCTCAATTAACTCACATATTGCAAAAATAGAGTTCACAGGTATTGAGTATAGTGGTGATGGTCAGGCTTATCCTGCTCAAGCAACATTCTCAATTAAAACCTCTAGTGGAACAACACACTTTACTAAATCTTATGATGTAGGTTCTAGTTGGTCTGATAGCATTTCTGATATGACTATTGGAAAAGACTTTGTATTTAGACCAGGTGAAGCAACAGTCCTAGAATTGTTTAACACTGCTGATGAATGGGTAGATGCTAATACTTATGGTAGTGTTGAAGCAAGCTATGTAAATGAGAATGAACCTAAACCACAACCTAAACCATGTGAGATTAAGTGTGATAAGTGTTAGGAGGTACTATGTCAAGTTGTAATTGTAACTGCAAAGACAGAAAGTTTAATGGTAAATGGTGTAACAACAATGAAGAGCAAAATGACATTAAACGAGCTGGTGATATTGTAAAAGACTCTGAGCAGTGTGACATTATTCCTAACACTGAAAAAGGTATAGCCCTTCTGTGGTGTAGACTTAGAGAAATCATCCTAACTATATGTGATATATTCAAGAGAATGAAAAGACTTCAAGAGAAAATGAAATATATCTGTGAAGTTCATAAGTGTATCAATAGTAAACTAGGTGAAATGATAGCTAAGCCTGCTGTAGCTAAGGAAAACATTGACATCATTAGACGGTATGGTAATAAAGCACCTAACTCTAATGATGCACAAGCTGTTTACAATGAAGCACTTTCTTACTATA